AGAGCCGGAAGATCTGATAGCCACCCCAGTCTTAACCTGCTCACCAGCCGTGTAACCCGTACCCGAGACTTCATTGGTGCTGCTGTAAACAGTGGTATCTGCATTTAAATCAGCAGCGCCTGTATACAGCGCAATCTTGATCGTGTCCGTGGACAAGTCATGGATTGCCTGATACAACTCCTTTTTGAAGCTGGTGGTCTGAGTTTGGACAATGCTCATTTCACAGCCTGCCTAAATTGACCACTACGATAAGCGTCTTGACGCTCCATGCCATCTGCCAAGCGTTTAGCCAAAATAATTGCTTCCATGTACTTCTGGTTGTACAGCGCAACTAAATCCTGCTCGCCCTTCATATAGGTATAGGCTTCAACTAATGAGCCATACAGCAATACAGAATCAAAGTTATCGCCCAACCAAGTCTGCCCACTAGATGCTGTGGTAATTGATTCAGGATAGTAGTAGTAATGAAGTTCTGCGGAGTACGTGGTATCCGGCGTGGGGCCAAGGATAAAACTCAATTCATTGGAAATAGTAGACCCGGAAACTGTAGGCCCAAACAAAGCGTAGTACTTTGGCGTGCCCGTGCTTGTCGGACTAGGATAAGCTTCCCGTATGAAGTTTACGTCTTTATTTAAAAGATATATGTACTCACCACCGCCATAAGGAAACACAGCCAACGAATAGGGGGCCAAAAAATCATCAGGGCACGATAGATATTTGTTGCTAGAAGTTACTGTCCCCGTCACGTTTTTGCGCAACGATGGAAACTGCATTGAGTTGTAGATGCGCTGCTCTGCCTGTGCAATGAACAGGTTTACATTCACCGTTTGAAAGGTGTTCTCCGTGTAATCGGAAATCGCAACTACAAGCGCAGAGTAGTTCATGCCATCGGCCCCCGAGCCATAACACCTTTGGTAGCACATCCAGTACCACGGATTTTGATGCCGCTAGTTTTTGTGGACTCATCACCGGTAGATTTACTGATATTGCCAATGCTAATGTCAACAGTATCTAGCTTGCTACGGTTTGGCTTTTTGCCGGGCTGGGTAGAAATTTTCATAGCTTTGCCATCCATCGTATGCGGTTGTGCATAGACGGCAGCAGAACCAACTTCTTTGCCCATTTTCTTCATTGTGTAGGCCATGATTTCACCCCGTTTTTTGGTTAGCTGCGCGGGACAAATTACGACCCATACGCATACGGTCATCCGTAGTAGGGCCACCTTTTTTAAGCTTCAAGGTTGTACCTTTGCCGCCTTTATGCTCTTGCATATCGTGCTGCTTAAATGCTTTTTTAATCATGGCCTTGTCTTGCGCCACATCCATCTTCATACTTTCTTTAGCCATCATGGACTCCTATGAAACCGTTACTGTGCCAACACTTGTAATCCCAATCAAATAATTGGGAGTTAAAGCTACATCAAACTGACTTGCCCCACCAACCGGATACCAACCCCACTGAATATCCCGTGAGCCGCCAGCAGGATACCCATTCACATTGTTCCCCGAAGTTACATACGTTGTATCTTTCCTTGGATTACGCAGTGCTTGCGGGTCTTCTACTGGGAATGTACCAAGCATTAACTGCGGCTGGTCGGGATCCCAACAATCAGGGCAAACAAGCAGTTCATATTTTCGCTGCTTGATTATCTCTGTTTTTAGCTTCTTTAACAGAAATTGTTGCCCGCAACGATCACATTCTGCAATCGCCTTTTTACCCGAGGCAAACCGATTAGCCATTACTAAGTTCCGATGAACATTTGGCGGGGAACAAAACGTATAGCCGCAGTTTCCCGGTCTTCCGCTGCCGCCAAATCCCAAGCCTCATCATATTGAGCTTTTAAAATTTGTAAACGATCCATGCCGCCCGGTACTTTTTGAGCTACGTAGTACGCCAACCCTGCGATCATGCACGGGAGGAACCTAAATGGTACATCCATTGTGTTTACCCCACCACCAGAATCGTCAATACGGCGCATACGCCAGTAGACAAATTGGTAGGTTGTAGAGTTATCTGGAGTAGGCCAAAGCGTTACCCGTGGAATGTTCTGAATAGCCACTGCATCACCAGATGTATGTGCAGCGGCAGTTGTATTGTTCTGTCCACGGGCGCAGCTATATAGGGTATTCCCTGATATGTATCCGTAATAAATGGTTTCTGTGCCCACCAGTAGGTATCCTGTAGCAGGTAAGCTGGCAGCAGATGTTACAGAAATAGTGGTGTCTGTAGATGTAATAGTGGCACTCAGCGTAGTAATTGAGGCGGTAGTCTGTCCATCAAGCCGTTGGAACCACATTTGAATTGGGCGGGCCTGTTGCAATTTATTGGGAATCGTAGCGTAAGTGCTGATACTAATCCGGGTAATGGTCAGGTCAGCTTGCGTAGATGCAGTATTGGAGCCGGTACGGATTACATGCTCTAACAGGTCTACAGTGTCTGTAGGGATGGGGTAGGTGTTTAATCCCGGAACTAAGTTAATAGTCCCCTGTTCAAACGTCCACATGTTTACGCCGCGATTTGCCCAATCAGCAAACATGATGTTAAGACTACGCCGCGCAGTACGCATTTCGTAGCCAGTGCGAAGTTCAGCACCCGCACGTTCAAACGCTTCCTCCACGATTTCCGTGAGGTCAAGATTAAAAGTAGCGGTTCCCGAAGTGGTCATTATCTAAATCCCGCTGTTTTTGCGGCCACTTTTGGTGGCTGTTTCACAAACTGCTTGCCTGCCGCTTTGCCTACTCGCTTAGCCTTCGTGGTAGCTGCGTACTCAGCCGGTGACAAGGATTTTATAGCAGCTTCAGGTAAGTAACGCTCACCTGTTTTTGACGACGGCTTTCCCGACTTGGTGCGCCATTTCTGGTCACCCCAATCTTTTAGGGATTGCTGCGGTGCTTTCAATCTTTGTATCCCCCACCAGAAGCTTTATATTTCTTAGCTACAAGCTGCGCTTTTCTTGCGCTCCATTGCCCTGCCCCAGTGCCTTGGGTAGCCGCTGCTTTTACTTGCGACACAATCTTTTTACGAAGACTAGGCTTGGTGTAGTTACCTGCGGCGTTAACCGTACCGCCTTCAGCGTACTGTGTGAAGTCAGTATTGTCCCTACGGGGCATTATCTTGCCTTTGGGCATTTTGGAGGGGGCAATGGCCCCCATGCCGCGACTGGCTCTCACTTCATCATCCCTCGGGTCTTGCCGCGTTGGGCACAACCATCCGCACGTTTGGATGCAGAACTTACCGAGCCTCCTTTTGCCATACGGTTGGGCAATAACGTATCGGAGTCAATTCCCATATTAGCTGCAATCTTATTGCTCCCGCCGCCACGACGAGGGCCCCGTGCAAGGCTGCGTAACGCAGACATAGGGCTGGTAAGGTCAACTCCAGAGGCGGCAACTTTGGGTTTACTACGACCTTCATTACTGTATGTAGGAGCTTCTTGGCCGGGACGCGTAGGCATACGAGCCGATGCGCTTGAATCGCCGCGACGGGTCAACCCTTGTTGTTTGTTCAAATAATCGCGCAAACTAAGGCCAGATGCAGCAAGCTGCTCCTTGGTAACTATAGGCGTCTTGCTACCGGAAGATGCTTGTCCGGGGCGCATTGGCATCTTGGCAGCGGTTTTCTCAGGAGTCGGAGCCGGGGCTTCCTCATCAGCCTCAATAGTGGGCATAGTTTTGCCCGCCGAACGCTCAGCAGCGCTAGAACGAATTTGCTCGTCTATTGAATCTTCGTCTTCGTATACAGGTTTAGATATAGCCATGATTTACTCCTTAGCAGGCCATGCCGCCCTTTTTCATCACAATTTGTTTTGCCTTTGTTTTGCCCTTAGAGGCAATGCCATCAGCAGCGCGGGTAAACCCGCCAGCAGCCATTTTTTTAGCTGCCCCGCCTTTTTTCATACCCATCATCTGTTTTTTGTCAGAAGCCATATCAGCTTTAGAGCCTTCTTGAGCGCCCTTCTTCTTAGCCATCATTGCCATAAAACCGGGGTTCATTTTAGAAGCCATAGTATCACCACCTTTAGAAAATTTGCGGCCCTTGTCCGCAGTTGAAAAATCTTTGCCCACGGACTGTGGAACCCCTACCTTCTTAGCAAACGATGGCGAGTGCGCTATCGCTTCCATGAAATTGTGTTGTTTCTTGTTGGTGCTTGGCATTATTTATTCCACCAATGAATTACTTGCATAAGCCCTGCGCCAACAACCCCGGCAAAGCCACCAACCGCAAGCAGCATTTTCCAACCACCTTTGGCTTCAGCCAGTGTGGTATTAATGCTAGTCAGCATTTTCTTAATCTCGTCTATGTCCGCAGCCATCTTGTCCATGTCCGATTGCAAATGCGCAATGTCAGAGGCATGGGTAGCTAGTTCACGGGCAGTTTGTATTGCGTCTTCCATATCAACATTTCCATCTAGCTAAAGAAGCAGCCTTACGAGTAGGTTTGCCTTTTTCGTCTTTCATCGGCCCCGGCATGCCCGACATCCGGGCACAAAATGAGTTTTTGCGTGCGCCACCTTGAGGCTGGGGAGCTTTCAGATTAGACCCTGTTGCTGCGTTGTATTTGGCCCGGCCCTTAGCAGTTAACCCAGCCCCCTTGGAGACCGGTAGTTTTTCGCCACGGCCTACTGCAAGGGATGGGGTTTTCTTAGCCATTTGCTACTTTAAGTTTAAGCCGTGCATGTTCTTTGAGGAGCGGCTGCAAGGCATCTTGTTCAAAGTTACGGGTGAATTCTTTCGAGCCTATGTGCGGCAAACTAATCATAGGGTCTAAGTAAATTTTAAACCCTTCTTCACGAGCGCGACGGCAAAACGCATAGTCTTCGCCAATGTATTGCCCATCAATTAACAGGAAGTCAAAGATAGCATATTCATCTTCGCCATCGCCATCCCCGGCGTAACGCCACTCAGGATGTTTCTCCATCATGTGGTCAATCACATGGCGGCGGATAAGCATAAATCCCGTAGGCGCACTTTCTACGCGCATCAGGCCATTCTCGTCAAACTCTAGTTGGTTATTCTCATCCAAGTAAAAATCAAGGAAGAACTTGGCGTCATCTGCACGGCGCGGGTACGTACCAGCAACCACATCTTTGTCTGAGGACAAAGCCAGCAATCGGGTTACGGCTTCTACGTTAATGACCACATCTGCATCTACAAACAATAGGTCAGTGCAGTCGGTCTCGGTGAAGTTGCGTACCAGTTTATTACGTGCCTTGGAGATGATAGAACAGCCGGACAGGTGAACCAAATGAATCTGGACACCCATCTTGTCCAACTTGGGAACGAGTTGAGCTATGGCAAACGCAGTCCTAATATTGACTTTGCCGTCATAGCACGGGATAGCAAGCATGAGCTTGCGTCCCACCAAATTGAAGCTTTTATCAGCCATAGTAGATATTTGCTGCAACTACGTTAGACATATACGCATAGATGCCGTTAACAGCTAGCACGCCGTCTTGCGGAATGATAGGCGCATTGTTAAAGACATCCGTTGCAATAACATCATAAGACATCAACCAACGGCTTGCGTACACCATTGCTGCGCCTGCTGTAATGGAGCCAGAGTTAATATCTGTAATAGTGAACGTGCTGGAGGTTAAGACCGTAACTGGATAGTTTCCATTAGTGGCTGTGCCCCCTGTGCCAGCCGCAAAGTCAATACCAATTACATCGCCCGTTGC